TTGACATTACCATCTGAAAAATCAAATCCAACGTTATAGGTATCGTTACCGACTAACGCTATTCCGTTTCTTCCACCCGTAGATCCGACAGCTTTACCTAAAGCCAGTGAATTAGCACTAGCTCCACCGACTACTTCTACGCCAAATGACGTAAGCGGAACGGACGTAGTTTCTGCTGTGTCATAATACTTTGGGTTTCCTGCGAAGATTTTAGAATCTACATCCGAAAGCGTAGAAGCTCCAGCCGTATCCCCTAAGACCAGCTTGCCAAGAAGCTCAATAGCCGTCCCATCGTCGTTCAATGATCGCACTACACCGTAACGGTTAGTAGCTTCATTCGTAAGTATTTCGGAAAATAAAGTATCGCCTGTCGTTGTTCCTGTTATTGTCAAACCAGTCCCAACATCACAAGCATCAAGAATCAAGTTATCAAAACGTGCAGTAGTACCGCCTACGTCTGCGAAAACTCCGATATGAGTAATGTTAGACAGGCTTAAAGTGCCTGATCCACCCGATCTTGTTTCGTTAGGATCTAACACCATACGAACCCAGCCACCAGAGTAATTATCTGATCCATAGAATGAATACAGAGAATAATTGGACGCTGTAGGAGTCCCAGAGCTTAAACAAATCCCAAAACCGTTTGCGGCTTGAGTGTTTAGTAGCGAAGCAGCCAGAAAGTTACCCCAGACGTAGATTAACTGACCTGATTCTGTTGATGTAAAGTCAAGCGCAGACGGTAAGGCAACAAACAGAGCAACTCCCTGCTTGTTGACCTGAACAGTGATCGCAGTTGAGCCTTCAATGGAACCATCAGCCGCAGCAGCGGATGGGGAACCACCAGATCCTGCATACTTTACAACGACAACAGTATCTGACGCATTATTCGCCGTATATTGCCGACCGTTGCCGTTCCAAGATACGGATATTGCCATTATGCGTCACTTGTACGAATCGCTGCTACTGAACCGCCGTTAGTACCCAAGGTTGCACCAGTGATGAATTCCTTGATCGGACTAGCGCCACCATCTCTAACCTTAACCACAAGGTTTCTGTCACTGCTATAGACTGACGTGAATGATGCAGAAGCAGAACTTGCCAACTCATCAATGTATGCAATCCAAACGTTCCTCGGAGCCGTTGCGTTAGTTCCACTAAAGTCCGTAGAAGATACCGTAAAAGTCGATCCTGAATAGCTTGTGTAGGGAACTCTTACATAGAATCCATCATCGTTTTGGACTCGGATGACTCCTGATGCTGGCGTATCAGAAGGAATCGTAGCAGTAACAACAACGCTTGTAGTCGTCGCAGATGACAAAGTGGTATTCAACGTCAATTGCGCTGTGTCCAACGTCGTTCCACCAGAAGACGGGCCAACCAAGACTCTATCTTCACCGCTTGCCAAGCCTGTAACGCTAAAGGTTACATTATTAGGCGGCGTAACCTGCGTATTAGTCAGATCAAAGACTTTATCGCTTGGCCCTAAGTCAGCAGGCGTTACACCAACACCGTAAGCGCCAATGATCGCTGAACCCGTAGAAACACCAAGCCCTGGGGCTGCCGTTGATTCTACCGTTCTTTCCGTAGCTGCGCCTGAAGTCGTTGCTGTTGCAGTTGATGTGCCGCCAGTGATTAGCGTAGAAGTAGCTGGAGCCGTACCAGTTAAAAGCTGGATGTACATCTTGGTAGCAGATGATGCTGTCGTATTATCGATAGCAAGCATTTGACCAGTACCACCAGTCCAACTAATTGGCTCAAAGGCGCTGAACGTTCCTGAGTTCGTCCCGCTTAATGAAAGCTCATGAGTAACACCACGGAACAGAAGACCATTCAGACCAAATAACGTCTCGGCAGTGCCGTTCCTGGTGATGTATTTGACTTTTTCGTACAGATCATTGATTGCTGTTCTGGTGCCAAAGTCCCACTGGATGTAGTAGTTTTCATCAACGCCGTTATTGTCTACATCTAAGGATACATAGCCTTGCGTGGTGGCTGATGAATCCCAAGTCGCAACCGTTCCTGATGCTGTAGCGTTGTTCAAGTCAGTTGATCGGCTCAATGCTAGAACGTTGTTACCTCGTGCAGTGGCAGAGATAGAGAATTCCGCATACGTGAAACCATAATCACGAGACAAGCCTAAAAGTCTTCGGCCATCAACATCAGCATTGTTCAAGATCGTCTTAACCATGAATCGATGCGAAATACCGCCAGCAGGATCAGAGTTTAGGCCCAAGCTGTTACCTTGAGGATCATTGTTCCACCAATCGTCAGCGATGACTGAACCATTCTGAACAATTTGGATTGTTGGCGCATTACCGAAGTTCACGATGCCATCATAGACAGTCCGTGTTGCGCCAGTACCTTGGATGATAGATCCATCATAGAGATGCTCTGAAGATGCATCATCGATGTTATAAGATCCAAGCAGCGTGATAATGTTATCCGTTGAACGATCGGATGGGTTGTCATCCGTAATATCCAACTCATCATCACCGCTAGAGCTTGCGTCATCTGCGAAGTCTTGCAATGCTCGGTGGAATTCAATCACCGTGGCATAAGTCGGAGTCGTTCTACCGTTAGTTCCAGCAGTTCCATCATGGTCTGCGCCTACATAACGGATATTTCCTGATGAACGTGTGATTTCCCAATCAAGTGGTTCAAAAGCCATTATTCACCTCAGATATTAATTTGTTTCTCAGCCAATAAACCCGTCAACGTATCCGTTGCGGCATCATAATTTGAATAGAACGCATCCGTAGGATTTCCGACTAATCGATATGCATTCGTCCCGCCGTTGTAAGTATACTCGTAAACATCGCCTTCTGCGATTGTTTCCAACAATGTAGGCTCAACGCTAAACCCCGTAGCATAATCAGTCCACGTTAAACCACGACCACCAGAATAATACTGGTTGGTCATGTTGAATTTGATCCATTCACCAAATTCACCAGGACGTTGCTCAAAGGCTATGGCTCCGTTTTGGATCTTGTGCCTTGGTATGCGGCCAGATCTTCCATCGGCTCCTTTCTTTCCTTGTGGCCCAGGATCGCCTTTTTCACCTTTATCACCTTTAGGGCCTTTATCACCTTTGGCCCCAGGTTGCCCTGGTTCACCACGTTCACCTTTGTCTCCTTTCGGCCCTTGTGGGCCAGCAGCACCTCGTGGGCCTTGATCGCCTTGTCTGCCGTCTAAACCATCTTTTCCAGCTAAACCTTGCGGGCCACGTTCGCCAGTCTCGCCTCGTTCCCCTTTATCACCAGGAATGAGCTTGAACTTGCGAACCTTTTCTATCTTTTTCGCAAGCTCATCAACGTCTTCTTGTCGCTTGTTATCAAGCCTTTGCAGACGTTCTATAAATAATGCAATCGCTTGGTTAATCTTCAACGCTGAATGCCCTTTTCAGACTTTCGGCTAGTGCTTCGTTCAAATCTCGTTCTGCTTCATCTTCGACAACAGGTTCTTCTCGCTTGCCACCATAAGGTTCGATGGCATATTCAATCCCGAACTGTTGAGCCAAGGCTTTATCCCTTGCGATCTGAGATAAAAGCTCTTCTGTGTCCATTCCGTACTGGCTAGCAACATGACCTAAAGACAGGATGCCGTTCTGCAACCCAGTAACTGCTGCGGTCATTTCCTTCTGTGGATCTACCCAACTAAAGCCACGACCACGGAATTCTGCTGCGACTGAGAATTTGTCGTATTGAGCCAAGGGGATTCCGAACGAATTGATCTGCATTGCGGCATCTAACCACTGATCAAATACGGGTCTGATGAAATGCTCAATGAAAAACGCCGTCATGTTCTTATAGAAGTCTCGTTCTTCTAGCGCACCTTGACGGATTGACGAATAAGACGTTGCTTCTAGGTCATTTGACAGACTGGTATAGGAAACACCTAAGCCTGATGCGATTCCACGCAATATAGACTTGTGGAACGAGTCAAATTCGTTGCTAGGGAACGCTGGCTCAAAGGATTGGAAGTCAACACCTTGCGGAAGGCTATGGAAAGTCCCTGGTTCAGCATTTACGATAGGTGTTACGCCATCATAATCGTCTGCTAAGAATCCATCGCCGCCTGATGTCTTGAAGAAGCCCATCTTAGACGCACCGACTCTAGCGTTGATTACCGCTGCTTCACGGAATGCGCCTAGCTGTTTGATCGCAGGAATGGCTGGTGCAAGCCAAGGTTCGCCTCTGGTCTGCCCAGGACGAATCTGTTTGAACAGATGAATGACCCTTGAAGCAGGCAATCTGACGTGCTTTGGACTCATTTTGGACGTGGTGTAGTCGTAATCGCCAGGATGATAGGTCAAAACGTGATATGCGACGGGTTTCTTGAACCTATTAAGCTCAATCCCCATGCGGATCTCGTTGCCACCGTCTAATTTCTTGTTTAACTGCTCATCGACCTGATCTGCTTCCAAAAACTCCAATGCAATGGAATCTCGGAACTCGGCGCCTCGGTGAATGACCAAAAATGCCTCGCCATCCTTGGCAAGTAGCTCAACAGCCAGCTTTTGGATGTCAATCCATGACAATTTGCCGCAAACGGTCGGATTCCCGAACTTACCCCACATTTTGAACGCATTTTCGACCGCTGTGTTGCCTGATTGGTCTAAATTACCCACTGAATCTAAGGCTTTTGATTGCAAAAATACGCCTTTTTCACCGACCACATTGACCTTAAGAAGCTCAAAATAACGCCTTGCATACTCGTTATTCATCGCCAGATCACGAGATCTGTTCCTTAACGGCTTGATTGCATTGCGTAATTCGCTGTCAGCAGACCGTTCAGAACCGTTAAAATCCGCAAAAAGACGGCCTGTATTGACCGCTGCGTATTCCCTTTTGACGATTTGCTTGGTCTTCTCAGGCGTTTTCGTAAAAATATCTAGTAAACCCATCAGAAACGTACCTTGATCGTGGCGGCAGTTGGCCTATGGTTTTGTGCGTCTAGTTTAGCTTTCTCAGAAGTTACTTTTGCTGCGAAATAAGACTCAGCTTCGGTTAATTCTGTGAAAGTCATTTTAGTCAGGCTTCGACCAGCAATTGAATAGCTAGAAACGTCGGCATCTGCCTTCCCTTGCAGAAGTGACTGGATTTTATCCAGCATAATCTCTGCATGGCTACGTGGATCACTAGCGTTAATGTCTAGATCAGGAACAACTTCTGAATGACCACGATCTACGACGATTCTTTCACCGTCAGAGTTTCGGGTTATCTCTAACTGCCAGTGGTAATAACCAGGGTTATAGGTCGCAGTTGTCGTTGATGATTCTTGGATTAAATAGTAGGTGCCGCCATTGGTCGCAGTGATGTTGATTTCATTGCCACCGCCTGCAATCCTTCCGATATACGTAAGGGTATACAGTGTCGGGTCGTATGTTTCAGCAAGATCTGTCTTTTTCCATTGAAGATAATCCCCAACAACGATCGTTTTGGGTTCACCTTCTTGGATTTCGTCAAAATAATTTGTGTGGGCCATTCTCACCGCCATGCGTTGACGAATCCTTTACTCATCGTCGGAATAAAGGGCCTTTGTGGTCTGATAGGTTCCGATTTAACTTCGGGTTCTGGTTTAGATTTTATCCTATCAGAAATGGTATTGACATCCACGTTAAGTATAGCGTATGCGGCCATAGAATACACCATACAGTCAAGCGCTTCATTACGTGGCCTTATCTTTTGAAAGACTCGTTTCTTATAGCCTCTGACAAACTTCGTGATGATCTTTTCAGCCGTCAATTGGAGAAAGTATTCGTCGTTAAGCTTGTCTGAGAAATGAATATAACCAGCCCCTGGCTCGTTGATTCTCATCCTTGCAAACAATAAGTCTTTAGTCGCATCAACGCCTATCGGAAACAACGGACAGCGCATTGAGTTGTTTTTACTTGGCTTGCCTGCAATTGGTTTTCCTTCACCGCCAACACCTTTGATCGCAAAGTACCGTTTGCCGTAGTTCTTTTTGCAATAAGCATAGACCGAATTGGTGAAGTGACCGCCTGAATCCACGCAAGCGCTACGGATGACGATCTGACGGCCATCTTCTGTCTCATAGACTTGGCCTAATGTCTGATCTAGCAATCCCCACATTTGAGGCGTAGACGGATCGCCATACAAAATCTTGTGATCAATAACCCAGCTTTGATCATCTCTGCCCCAACCGATGATTGAGATTTCAAGTCGATCATCCTGCGTATCCACGCCAGCAGTTAGAAATGCTACTTCCTCTGGCACAAACTCCATGGGTTCACGACGTTCCGACAATGAGAACTGATCCACGGACTCACCTGCGTCTTCCCAGCTTTGACCCCAGTAGGTGTTGCAAAATACCTTTAGCTGTTCTGGGTTCTTCCTAACGGATAGGAATTCTCTTACGCCATCTGCTAACGGAGTCCATGGCGAATACAATCCAGAAATCTTAAATCCTGCTATACCCTTAAACTCGGTCTTGGCTACCCATTGACCATTACGAACAGACCATCGCCTATCGGCATCTGTCCACAAAGCACCGCATTCTTCACACATATACGCCGCTGTATCAGGGTCGTTATCTTGCCATCGGACGTTAGCCCAAACTAAAGTCTGTTGATGTTCGCAATGCTTACACGGGACGTAGTATTCACGCATATCTGATTTTTCGTATGCGTCCTCAATCCTAGAGACACCTTTGATCGTCGGTGTAGATACCGCAATGATCTTGCGGTTCCAGAATGTTGCAGTTCTTTTCCTCGCTAGACCCAAAGGATCACCTTCTGATCCAGCAGATGCAGGGAATCTGTCGACTTCATCTGCCAAAATTACCCTGATAGGACGTGATGCCAAGCCTGATGGTGAATTGGCCCCGACCAAACTTATGCTGCCGCCAGGAAAGATCTTATGAAGTGTCGTGTTGTTTGAGTCCCTTGCTCGTGGATCTTTGACCTTACCCTGAAGGACAGGCGTAGCACGTAAAAGTCCATTGGCAATTCGGTCTTTACTAAAGGCTTGAGCCATAGACTCAGTTGGTTGCAACATCAGAATCGG